GTACAGGGGCCAGTTGTGTCCAACCAGGCCCATAGCCGCCGAGATTAGATAGTACGGATCACCCTTGTATACCAGCCTGAGGACCAGGGCGGGAATCGCCACCTTGAGGATGTCGAGAATGGCCGTGAGGCCACCGTACTTTGCTCCCAATTTCATTGAAACAGCGGTGCCACTGATGGCTTCCACCTGTATATCATCAAGCTCAATGCCCGTGATCTCCACATCCGGCGCCACGAGCTTGTTGATGATGCGGGCGAAGGATATAGAGCCAAATAGATAGCCGATGATAGCGGCGAGCAAAATGAGTTGCAGATTCATCACAGCCTCCTTTCACTTCAGATAAACACGGCCCTGGTTGGCATCCACCACGATAGATTGACCATCCTTGATGAGCAGCGTGGCGTTTTTGACGTTCACGACCGCCGGGAGGCCGTATTCGCGGGCCACGATGGCGCTATGCGATAGCTGCCCCCCGGTCTCGGCGACGACGCCGCCCACGGCAGGAAAGAGGGGCGTCCAACTCACGTCCATAGTACCCTCGTCAAAGTATTTATGCACAGGACGACCTATGGCAGCGTGGAGATTAAACTCGAAACCATCTTTAGATTTGGTGAAGAGTACTTCAGATGGTTCTTTCACACTTCTATTAAGGTTCACTGGCGCTAACTCAGTCTCAAGCCATTCTATCAGATGACACGTAACCTGTCAAATCACTTGCTTACCGCTGTGATGCACATTCCTCGATCCACGCGCTAAAGTTATTTCCTCCGCGTCTAACAAATTCACCTTAAATAACACATCGCCAGTACCTGCTTGAACACCAATGCAAAAACGGCCACTTCACCACAACTGGCGAAAGTGACCGCTTAATGTTATACTACCATTAGCCCTGTCAACTGCTCGTCCAGTTGGTGGGGTTAGCCGTCGGTGTGGTGCGTGTAACACCCACCGGCGGCGTTCGTATTCAATTGCTCATCATTATACGTCGGTGTTAAAGATCCGTCAAGCGCCGATTTTTTCGCAATATTTCCCCTGATGCTTCTGGCTGCAGGTCTACTTCTCGACGGCTTTTGGAGTAATCAGCCCAATCCGCGCACGTATTCAGGCATCAGACCCCCTTTTCCGGCTAATTCGGACAGGTAAGTTACAGCGAAGCTATATCCCCGATGTCTTATCCAAAAAGTAGTGGGGCCTTGGCTTGCATCGATCACAACTGATTCACTTATTTGCTTTCTCTTGGTTTCTCGGCGATCACTACTGTCAGACACACTTCCGACGACAACCGGTAGCTCTCTCCTTTGCCTTCTAACACTGACTCTAGACGCTGCATTCCTTCTTTGTACGCCGCATCCGGTAGGCTTGTCAGCTGCGGACAGCGCTTACGATCTCTCGCTATCTCAAGCGCTACGCCCACTGCCACTGACTGATACAGACTTTTTCTTCTAACCTCTACCTCGAAATCATCCGCCCGTAAATTATTGTACAGGTCGTATGCATTCCACGCCTGCTGCTGATCAATCTCCCATGCTTGGGGAAAGTACCGATACAGCCAGTGCCCTGCCATCGACGATGGTAATATATCCACCACTGTCCACTGCCCACCCTCTTCCAAAACCCGATGTGCCTCGGCGATTATGTCTTGCTTGACTTTCCCTCGTTGTAGCACAAATGGTGTCCATAGAAAAGCTGCCGACTGGTTAGGTCGGTTTGCTAAGCTGTCCACTCGCTCAATCTGCGTTTCCCAGTATCGTTGGTGTGTCTTCAATGGCGGAACGCGTGAGTTCTTCAGTGCTACCACAGGCCTCAAGGCCTCCCCTGATTGACGACGACTACTCAACCAGTCACTCAGCAGAGGTGTGACGAATGTGCCTTTCATATCCTCGGGCAAGTCTAGCACTAGGGGCCAATCAGGTACCTTTGCTGCACTAGGCATCTGTGTCACTGCTTCAGCTATTGGCATCACGTCCAATTCTTCTACCAATGCCTCTGTCCAGACTGGACTGAAGACTCCTAAGTCGATCTCCTGTAACAGGGATACTTTTCTCAACAAAGGTACGAATACGAGGTAAGGCTCTATCGTTACCAGCCGACCTTGCGGTACGTCCACGGTGATTCTCTCTATGGCTGCTCGAAGTAACTCTTTGCGGTCTTCTTTCTCCGCATCATCCCACAACTCTGTCAAGCTCTTGACTGTTTGTGCTGCTTTCTCCATCGCCTCTAACTCAATTGGATCAGGCAGCGCGGCTATCTCTTGCCTGACTCTTGCTAATTTCTGATCGAACTGCTCCGGATCGTCGTCGAACATACCTTTGATACGCCACCTCTTCAACCGTTTTCGTTTCGCCACTAACCGGGCGCGACGACGTTCCGTTATTTCTAACTCGTCGTATGGTTCTAACATCTCCTCCAGTTCCTCACGCCAGTCGTTTGGTAATTCTATTCGGCGAAAGATAGCTCCAACTTGTCTGTCTATTCCTGCTGCTCTGGTGCTGAGACCTGAATATGGGCAATCGGCAAACCCCCGTTTCTTCGATGCATCCATATAATATCCCCTCGTTTCCCACCAGGCATAGAGGTTTCTTTGACACACATCACAACATGCAATCCCGTTCAATAGATACACACGATATGCTGGTTGATGTTTATGCGTCGTACTCCTTTGTTCGCGCATTTTTTGAACATTTTCCCATACTTCCTCGCTCACAATATCCTCGTGTTGTCCATCGTAGATTTCTTCGCTATATCCACCTTTTTTGTAGACTACCTTCCCTTTGTAGAACGGGTTGCGTAAAATATTGGCAACGGTAGATTGCGAGAAACGTCGCCCCGATTGAGTACGATGACCAGTATCGTTAACCCAATCCGCCAGATCAAGATAAGAGTATTTGCCGGTTGCATAGCGCTTAAACAGACCTCGTACTATATTTGCTTCCTCTTTCACAACTTTCGGCGGTGTATCTTCATCTCCCATGTGTCTGTAGCCATAGGGCATAACTGCGGCATTATAGAGCCCACGCCGTGCCCGTTCCCGTTTCGACTTGGCAACGTGCATCTTGAGCACATCCACGTAGTATTGGTTCAAAGCCGCTATGATGGAGAGGAATAGCCGACCCGTTGCATTCGAGAAGTCGAAGTCGGGGTCATTGACCGAGGCGAAGCCGACGTCCAGCTCTCCCAAGTCCTTGAGGAGCTCCAGCGTGTCGGACAAACTGCGCGAAAGACGCGAGAGATCGTGTACCAACAAGACGTCGAACGCCCCTTCTTCAGCGGCTTTTAGCAAGGCTTGCAGCCCCGAACGGTCCGTGTTCGTGCCGGTCTTCCCGGCATCGACGAACTCGGCCACCACCTCCCAGCCACGCGCCTCGGCAAACTCGTGCATTTCGGCCTTCTGGGCGTCCAGGGATTTACCTTCCTCGCCCTGGACAATGACCGAGACGCGCGCATACGTCGCTACTCTCTTCTTTTCATTCATATTTATTTTTCGGCGCCTACTGTTATCAAGCATATCTCCGACGACAGCAGGTGATCCGATTCCTCGCGTTCTAAGACAACCTTTAATCGCTGTATGCCTTCTTCGTACACCGCATCTGGCAGGATTGCCAACTGTGGACAGCGCTCACGGTCTTGTACCATCTCAAGCGCCACCTTCACTGCCACTGGCTGATACAGGCTTTTTCTTCCAACTTCCACCTCAAATCCCGCTTCCCGTAACTTGTTATACAGTTCGTATGCATTCCAAGTCTGCTCCCGGTCAATCTCCCGCGCTTGGGGAAAGTAACGATATAGCCAATGCGCCGCCATCGACGATGGTAATACATCCACTACCGTCCACTGCCCACCTTCTTCCAAAATTCGCTGTACCTCGGCGATCAGGTCTTGCTTGGGTTTCCTTCGCTGTAGTGCAAAAGGAGTCCATAGAAAAGCCACTGACTCACCAGAACAGGTTGCCAAACTGTCCACTCGCTCAATCTGCAGGTCCCAGTATCGTCGATGTGCCTTCAGTGGCTCCAAGCGTGGATTTTTCAGGGCTACCACAGCCCCCAATGTTTCCTCCAGATGACGATGACTACTCAACCAATCGCTCAACAGGGGCGTGACGAATGTGCCCTTCATATCCTCTGGCAAGTCCACCACCAGGGGCCAGTCGGGTGTCTTTGCTGCACTAGGCATCTGTGTCACTACATCGGCTATTGGCATCACGTCCAATTCTTCTACCAATGCCTCTGTCCAGACTGGACTGAAGACTCCTAAGTCGATCTCCTGTAACAGGGATACTTTTCTCAACAAAGGTACGAATACGAGGTAAGGCTCTATCGTTACCAGCCGACCTTGCGGTACGTCCACGGTGATTCTCTCTATGGCTGCTCGAAGTAACTCTTTGCGGTCTTCTTTCTCCGCATCATCCCACAACTCTGTCAAGCTCTTGACTGTTTGTGCTGCTTTCTCCATCGCCTCTAACTCAATTGGATCAGGCAGCGCGGCTATCTCTTGCCTGACTCTTGCTAATTTCTGATCGAACTGCTCCGGATCGTCGTCGAACATACCTTTGATACGCCACCTCTTCAACCGTTTTCGTTTCGCCACTAACCGGGCGCGACGACGTTCCGTTATTTCTAACTCGTCGTATGGTTCTAACATCTCCTCCAGTTCCTCACGCCAGTCGTTTGGTAATTCTATTCGGCGAAAGATAGCTCCAACTTGTCTGTCTATTCCTGCTGCTCTGGTGCTGAGACCTGAATATGGGCAATCGGCAAACCCCCGTTTCTTCGATGCATCCATATAATATCCCCTCGTTTCCCACCAGGCATAGAGGTTTCTTTGACACACATCACAACATGCAATCCCGTTCAATAGATACACACGATATGCTGGTTGATGTTTATGCGTCGTACTCCTTTGTTCGCGCATTTTTTGAACATTTTCCCATACTTCCTCGCTCACGATAGCTTCGTGTTGACCATTGTAGATTTCCCCTACATCTTGGCTTTGCTGTCCTTGTTTGTAGACCACTGAGCCTTTGTAGAACGGGTTGCGCAACAGCATGCCAACAGTAGACTTTGAGAAACGTCGCCCTGCCCGTGTGCGATAACCAGCATCATTGATCCAATCTGCCAAGTCGATGTAGGAGTGCTCGCCCGTCGCGTATCGCTCAAAAAGCTTTCGTACCACTTCCGCTTCCTCCTCTAAGATCTCCGGTGGGGTGTCGGCGTCCCCAACGTGGCGATAACCGTAGGGCGTGATTGAGGCATTGTATAACCCTCGCCGCGCCCGCTCACGCTTCGATTTGGCGGTGTGCATCTTCAGTATATCCACGTAATACTGGTTCAAGGCCGCCATGATGGAGAGGAACAGCCGACCCGTTGCATTTGAGAAGTCGAAGTCGGGGTCATTGACCGATGCGAAGCCGACGCCCATCTCTCCCAAGTCCCTGAAGAGCTCTAGCGTGTCGGATAAACTGCGCGAAAGACGCGAGAGGTCGTGTACCAAAAGCACGTCGAACGCCCCTTCTTCAGCAGCTTTTAGCACAGCTTGCAGTCCCGAACGATCTGTGTTCGTGCCGGTCTTCCCAGCGTCGACGAACTCGGCCACTACCTCCCAGCCACGCGCCTCGGCAAACTCGTGCATTTCGGCCTTCTGGGCGTCCAGGGATTTACCTTCTTCGCTCTGAATTCTCAACGAGACACGCGCATACGTCGCTACTCTTTTTTCTTCACTCATTCGTTAACTCCATTCAGTTGATTTCGCATAAAATCAGATGCTCTCGGCTATTATACACGATTCGGTCAAAACACAACCAGGGTTGATCGAGCAAGTGCCCCCGTCTCGATGGCAGCGCA